AAAATTCTTAGTACAATGATATTGTAAAGTGTAAGATGTAACACGTTACCTAAATTTATCTTATAAAATGATAGTGTAAAAAAGTGCGAGATTTACCCAGTCTCGCTTTTTTTATCTATTCAGAAAAGCAGATGAACAAGCGGAGTCCCTTCCCTTTCTCCGCTTTTTGTTTGTCTGCTAGAAAGGGAAGCATGGTAGAGACAAAGACATTTACATTCAATGACAAGGAATATGTATTGAGGTGTTCCTTGCTGACGGTTGAAACATACGAACGTATGACAGGCAAGAAGTTCACAAGAGCAATTACGCTGTTCCAAAGATTGGGCAACGGTCTTGCCGATCTTAACGAAGAGGAAGCAATCGAACGGCTCATGAATGATCTTGTTGAGATCGAAGGCTGTGCGGTCAATATGGCTTACTGTATGATCCTGGAAGCAAAGCACAAAGGTTACAATCAAGACTTCAACATGACAGCCGATGAGTTCAAGACAGAAGTCGGTGCGTTAGGTTCGAACGAACTTAAAGGAGTGTTGGCATTAGCCATGTCCATCTTTCCAAGGTCATTACATAAGTGAACCGAAGGAAGGCAACAAGAAAGATGATCTCGATATCTATTCTCTTATAGCATCAGCAATGCGGATGGGATTCAGATACAGCGAACTACATGACATGGATTTCGTTGGGATCATCAATGTGTTGGAAGCAATGCTGCCGAAACCAAAACCGAAGTACAGAGAAGCTACACAGAAAGATATTGATTGGCTGATTGGATGACAAGGCAAGAGTTCTACAACACAAAAGGATGGAAGCGTAACAGAGTAGCTTATGCCATATCCAGGCATTGCATATGCGAGAGGTGTGGCAGACCAGTCTATGTAAGTGGAATCAACGAAGCGTTACCGAAGAACAAAAGATTAAGATATATAGTTCACCACAAGATTCATTTGGATGAGAATAACTTTACTGATCCAAGTGTCGCTTATGATTGGAACAATCTTGAATTACTTTGTATTGACTGCCACAACATGGAACACTATGAGCAGGCAACAAAGAGCGATGTGATGTTCGATGAAGAAGGAAATTTGATTCAGAGAACATTTATTGCCAGAGATGGGGGCAATTCGAAAATACCCCCGGCTAGTTCGGAAACGCAAGCATCGAATGGATAACGGGCTCAGGAGTTTCGAAAAGTACGCACCATTTTTCGAGGTTACACGAATTATCACCGAAAAATCCCTAGTTTTCAGCGTTTTTCAGCGTTTTCGCTAGAATTTCTCTAGCGTTCTGTAGCGAAAGGAACATATATGGCTAAATTAGACACAGAAAGAGCAAAAGAACTCGGCAAACTTGGTGGTTTAGCCAAAGCCGAGAACTATAAAGAACAAATTACAGAATATGACGGTATGGATTTCGAACAGATCGTCAATAAATACACAACCGGCAAGGATCTGATGGACCTGTACCGTGGTTTGATGGCTTCAGGCAAAAAAGGAAGCGTAAAAGCTACGGAAACGATCCTAAAGTACCTGGACAAGAAGAAGGAAGATGACAAGAACGAATTTTCCTTGTAGCATCGAGTCTTATTATCAATTCCTTCTAGATCATCCGAAAAGAGCAAACAAAAAGATCCTTGCGGTTTATAAACACTTAACCGAAGACATAAAACATCCAAGAACGATCGAGTACGTTAACAAACAGGACGGAGAGATCGAGACGAAGACTTATGTCTTTGATATAAACAAGGCACAAAGACCGATCAGATTCATCGAGTCGATGTGCAAACACTCAAAAGGAAAATGGGCAGGGAAGCCTGTCCTTTTAGAGTTGTGGCAGAAAGCACACATTGAAGCTGCTTATGGTTTCGTTGACGAAGAGACCGGCTTGAGGAAGTACAAAAAGGTGGTCATCTTTGTTGCTAAAAAGAACGGCAAATCGACCGAATTAAGCGGAATCGGTTTGTACGGTCTCACCAATGATGGTGAAGGCGGTGCAGAAATATACTCAATTGCCAAGGTTAAAGACCAGGCTAAATTGGTTTGGCAAGAAGCAAAACACATGGTGAACAAGTCACCTGAACTAGCAAAGGGATTGAGACCGACTATCTCAGGCATTTACTACGATAAGAAGGATGCCAAGTTTGAGCCTGTCGCAAGTGAAACCAATTCCCTCGATGGTAAGAATCCACACTATGTTTTGGCAGATGAAGTGTGGGCATGGGAAGACATGGGTCTTCTTTCAATCATGGAAGACGGTATGTCGGCTAGAGAGCAGCCGATCTTCTTCGAAACCTCGACAATGGGAACTGTCCGAGGGAAAGTCTTCGATGAAGAGTATGAATACTGTGAAAAAGTAATCAAAGGCTATTTGGGCGAAGAAGGTGGGATCGTGGATGAAACGATCCTTCCGATCATTTACGAATTGGACACAGTAGACGAATGGCTTGATGAAGAATGCTGGTACAAAGCCAATCCGAACTTAGGCATCTCTAAAAGTTTTGACTACATGAGGAACAAAGTTCAAAAAGCCAAAAACAATCCTTCAGCCTTAACAAATCTTTTGTGTAAGGACTTCAACGTAAGACAGACATCGTTCTCAAGTTGGCTAACGTATGAAGAACTGAACAACGAATCGACTTATACGGATGAAGAGTTTAGGGATTGCTATTGTCTTGCCGGATGTGACTTGTCTTCTACGAACGATTTAACGTGTGCAACCTTGTTAGGCATGAAGAATGGGAATATGTACGTTAAACAGATGTATTGGATTCCTGAACGCCATCTGAATGCCAAGGTCATAGAAGACAAGATCCCTTATGACAAATGGAAAGCAAACGGAATCATACGGACATCGGAAGGATCTAAAGTCAACTACACCGATGTTACAGATTGGTTCATAGAGCAAGTCGAAAAATACGGTCTAAGACCTTTGTGGGTCGGCTATGACTCATGGAACGCACAGTATTGGTGCGAAGAAATGCGTGGATATGGGTTTGATATGGTCGAAGTCCGGCAGGGTGCAAAGACCATGAGCGAACCGATGAAGGAACTGAAAGCACTCTTGTCTGATAAGAAAATCAACTATAACAATAACCCTGTTCTTAAATGGTGCTTGTCGAACATGAGCGTTAAGACGGACGAAAATGAAAACATCCGTCCGATTAAAGAACATCAGAGACAGCGAATAGATGGTGCGGTCTCTCTGATTGATGCGATGGTGGTCTATTACAACAACAAACAGGATTTTATAAACCTGTCGAGTAGGGGGTAACGATGGCAAAAAGAAGCCTTTTTTCAAAAATCTTCGGTGCGAAACCTCAAAAGGTATTCGGTACTGATTTGGAATTACTGAACGGATATCATGCACAGTTTACTAGATACGATCGTGACCTCTACAAGACCGCACAGGTCAGAGTGTGTATCGATGCCATCGCCAGGAACGGAGCGAAGCTGAATCCGAAGCATTTAAGAGCAAACGATCGGCAATATGTTCAATTGAACCGAAACGTAGCTAGACTGTTAAGTCAGCAGCCGAATGAAATCGATAATGCGTATAGTTTCTACTATCGGATCATTTCAACTCTGTATCTGAACAATAATGCTTTCATTTATATTGCAAGAGATGTCGATGGTGTTCCTGTCGGCTTATATCCGATCAATCCAAAGAGATACAAATTATTGGAATACAAGGATAATATCTACATCGAATTTTCCTTTGACCGCAAAAAGTATGTTGCTTCTTTAAAGGACGATATCATCCATTTAAAGAGATTCTATTGCGAAGATGATGTTTTCGGTGCATCTAACGAGCCGATCATCAAAACAATGTCGATCAAGCACATCATGAGGGAAGGCTTGGTCAATGCCATCAAGACAACCTCATCGATCCGTGGAATACTGAAAACCACGAAAGCGATGCTGAAACCTGAGGATATCAAAGCCACAAGGGATCAGTTCGTTAAGGATTTTGTCGATTCTGATGACAAGAGCGGTATCGGTGGATTGGATGCGACAACGGATTTCCAAACAGTCAACTTAACTCCTGTCACAGCTACAAGTGATCAGATAAAGGAAATCGATACAGAGATCCTTAATTATTTCGGTATCTCGCAAGCCATTATTCAGTCCGACTATGACGAAGATAAGTGGAATGCGTTCTATAATTCCGTATTAGAGCCTTTGGCGGTTCAAATGGGTCTTGAGTTTACAAATAAACTGTTTACCTTAACCGAAAGGTTCCACGGTAACAAGATCGTTTTTGAAGCCAATAGGCTAGAATACGCATCGAACAAAACCAAAATTGATTTGGCTAGATACATGAACAATTACCTTACGATCAACGAAGTAAGGAAGATCTTCAATTTAGATCCTTTGGAAGATGGCGATGTTCGTCTCCAGGATCTGAACCACATATCAAGTGATATCGCAGATGACTATCAAGGGGGTAGCGAATGAGCGAAAAAAGATTCTATAAGACTTTCAATCCTGAGATAAGGAAAGTCGAAACAGACGATGATAAGATGCACATCGAAGGCAAGGCGGTGGCTTTTGATTCACCTGAAACCTATTACGGAGAAACAGAAGTGATCGATCGGCACGCTTTGGATAGTGCAGACATGACCGATGTGGTTCTCAGATACAACCACAACGATACTCAATATACTTTGGCAAGAACGAGAAATCATTCTCTGAATTTGGAGATCAGAGATGACGGCTTATATTTCGATGCCGACCTGATCCCAACCACTACCAACAAGGATGCTTACCTGATGGTCAAGGAAGGCCTGTTGGATAAGTGTTCGTTCGCTTTCACGATCGATGAGGACAAATACGATAACAAGCAGCATTTGAGAACGATCACCAAGATCGGTCGCTTGTATGATGTCGCACTTGTCGACTTTCCGTTCTACAATGATACGATGGTCGAAGCACGTTCGCTCGATACAAGAGACGATTTCATCAAGCGTGTGAAGGAAGAACAGAGAAAAGCACTCTTGCATGAAATGGAGAAAAAAGAGTTGTTAAAACGCTTAAAATAGCGTTTAAACATAATCTGTGACGAAGAGATTCCTGGTGAGGAATCTTTTTATTTGGTGGTGACTGAATTAAGCAGATGGAAAGGAAAATCTATGGAAAGACTTGAAGAAATCGCTGTCCGCAAGGCAGAGATCAAGACTCTTCTTGAGTCCGATGAAGAAGTGGATGTTGAAGTCATCCGCTCCGAATTGGATTCGTTAGAAGCTGAAGAAAGAAAGATCAATGAGGAGATCGAACTTGCACAGAGAAAGGCAGACGAAGAAGCCGAACAACGCAAGAAAGATGCCGAACTGATCAAAGAAAACAAAGTTGAAGTAAAGGAAATTGAATTAAAGGAGTCCAAAATGGAAGTAAGAAACACAAAAGAGTACATCGATGCCTATGCTGAATATGTCAAGACCGGCAGAGATACAGAATGCAGAGCATTACTTACCGAGAACGCAACGAATGGAACTGTTCCTGTTCCTGAATTCGTTTATGACATCGTAAAGACAGCTTGGGAAAGAGAAGGAATCATGAACCTTGTCAGAAAGTCCTATCTGAAGGGCAATCTGAAGGTCGGTTTTGAAATCTCCGGCGATGGTGCTGTCATTCACACCGAAGGCGGAAACGCCATTTCACCAGAGAACCTCGTTCTTGGTGTTGTAAACCTCGTACCGCAGAGCATCAAGAAAGTTTTACAGATCAGCGATGAAGTCTACGGATTAAGGGGCGAAGCCTTTTTAAGATATGTCTATGATGAACTCGCATACAGGATCGCAAAGAAAGCAGCCGATCAGATTGTTGCATTGATCGAAGCAGCAGGCACGGCTTCAACGGCTACCGCTGTTGGTGTCCCGGCTTTAACGGCTGCCACAATCGGACAGGGAACTGTCGCTTCCGCTATGGCTCTGTTAAGCGATGAAGCTGCAAATCCTGTAGTCATGATGAACAAGGCAACTTGGGGTGCTTTCAAGGCTGTTCAGTATGCTGGTAACTTCAATGCCGATATCTTTGAGGATCTGCCTGTCGTCTTCAACAATACGATCAAAGCGTTCTCTGCTGCATCAACAGGCGACACCTACGCTATCGTTGGTGACCTTGGTCACGGTGCTTTAGCGAACTATCCTGAAGGCGATGGCATTGAATTCAAGTTCGATGACCTCACTCTGAAGAAACAGGATCTGATCGAAGTCATGGGCAGACAGTATGTCGCACTTGGCATCGTTGCACCTGATTCATTCGTCAAGATCAAGAAATAAAAAAAGGGGATAAATCATGAGGATTCTGATCGCAGTACCTTGTATGGATTCAGTTCCATCGCAATTCGCACAATCGTTGGCAACACTCAATAAAGTTGAAGAGTGTGCGGTGGCTTTCCAAATGGGAAGCCTTATCTACAATTCACGGAATTACTTGGCAACGGCTGCTGTGAAGATGGAAGCTGACTACATCCTGTGGTTGGATTCAGACATGGTTTTCCCTTCCGATACACTTGAAAGGCTGTGGAAGGACAGAGATAAGGGCGATATTGTAACAGGTATTTATTACCGAAGGGTAGAGCCTTATAAGCCTGTCCTCTACAGCAGACTAGACATCGATGACAACGGATGCCAATGGAAGAACTGTGAGGACATCAAGGATGAAATATTTGAGGTGGAAGGATGTGGCTTCGGCTGCGTTCTCACACCTACAAATGTATTTATAGATGTAATGAACAGATTCGGCAATATGTTCTCACCAATCAACGGAGTAGGCGAAGACCTTTCGTTCTGTTGGAGAGCAAAGCAATGCGGTTATAAGATCGTTGCCGACCCTAGCATTCCGTTGGGTCATGTCGGTCATTACGTTGTGGACAGAAAATTCTACGAAGCCTACAACTCAGCAAAGGGGAAAAAATGAAAGTAATCTTGAAGCATCCCGCAAGGGTGAACTGCTTATCAGGCGAAGTTGAAGTAACTCGACAGGAGTATGAAAGATTGCTCTTGTTGGGTGCTGTTGAACCTGAAATAAAAGCGGTTCAAGATGAATCCAAAGTAGTCAAAAGGAAAAGGAAGTAATAAGTATGCTGAACGATATTAAGCTGATTTTGGGCATTGCTCATGACTATTTCGATACACAGTTACAAATGTTCATCGATGCAGGAAAGAAAGATCTTGAAATGGCGGGTATCGTTCAGAGCAAGATCGTTGAAACCGATCCTCTGATCTATTCTGCTTTAGTAAGTTTCGTATTGAGCATGATGGACACTTATGAATATCGTGAATTGAGTGCGAATGCTTACGCATTACAGAAAGATCAGTTAAGGCATTACGTTGAGTATAGGACGGTGTAATCATGGAATATACCGATGTATTGTATCTGATCAAAACAACGATCGAACAGGATGATATCGGCAACGAGGTCAAAAAAGAGACTAGGAGATCGATTCCGGCTAAACCAAATGTAGTCGGAACAAGAGAGTTCTATAATGCAATGGCGGTGGGCATCAGACCCAATGCGGAACTTCAGATCCGAGCGTTGAATTATGACGGACAGGAAGAAGTCGAGTATAAAGGTGTGAGATATTCCGTCATCCGCACGATTCCAAAAGGCAAGTTGGACATGGTTCTGGTCATTGGACAGAAAACAGGTGTAAATGGCTAGTCATATCGGTGCTCCGTCAAACAGAAAGAACTATCATAGGCTGAAGGGTTCAGGAATCCGATCGACTCCTGATTCCTTCGGAAAAGATATGGAAAATCTGTTTCGATCGTATGCTGAAGAAACAGTCAATGCGATCGTAGACGAAACAAGAGACACAGCCGATGTCGGTGTGGAGATGCTTAAAGGTTCTGTTTTCCCTGCAATGTCGAGCGGTGGCACAGCCAAACCGATGAGAAGAAGGCAATGGAAGAAATACGCTCGGTCATGGGATATTTTGGAAGATGCCGGTCTGAACTACTATCATGTAGTGATCAGAAACAAAAGGCACTATCGTCTTACTCATTTGTTGGAAAAGGGTCACTTAACAAGAGATGGAAAGAGAACCAGGGCATTCGAACACATCAAGCCTGTCGAAGAACTGACAACATCAAGGCTTTTGAAGAATATACCGAAGATCATTGAGAAAGGTTGATTATGACAGAGAAAGAACTAAACATAATTCTGAAACAGATAGGAATTCCTGTCGCATATGACCATTTTGAACAGAATTCAGATGGCAAAGTGAAACCGCCTTTTATCGTTTATCGAAATGATGATCCATATACTTTGAAAGCCGAAAATGTAACATGGTTCAAAGGCAACAACTATATAGTCGAACTTGCTACGGATTACAAAGATGTAGAACTTGAAAATGCTCTTGAGAGCCTTTTTACTGAAAACGAAATGCCTTTTGACAAAGAAGAATTCTATATTGATGAAGAACGGATGTATCAGATTCGTTACTACTTAAATTGAAAGGACACAACATGGATAAAGTATTATTCGGATTCAAAAATGTTGTCTATTCCAAAATCACCGAAACGAATGGTGCAATCACTTACGGCACTCCCAAGAAATTCGCAGATGAAGGTGCTGGCGGTGTCTCCATTGCGTTATCTCCGAGGGGTGAATCCTTCGAAAAGTATGCGGATGATGTTTTATGGTTCGGTTCTGCCGTAAACCAAGGCTATGAAGGCGATCTTGTCATGACCAAGCTGACAGATGACTTCAAAAAGGACATCATGGGCTATACAGAAGACACCAATGGTGCGTTGATCGAGAAAGCAGACACAACATTTGCGAACTTTGCTTTAGGTTTTGAGATCCAGGGCAACGAGAACCCAACAAGAATGTGGTTCTACTACTGCACAGCTACAAGACCGAATATTGAAGCAAACACAAAAGAAGCATCGATGGCAACCAATGACAAAACATTGACGATCACGGCTTCACCAAGACCGACCGATGAAAAGGTTCAGGTCTCTCTGACGAGGACAACCGAGAACACTACAGCGTTCAACGGATTCTTCACAGAGGTCTACGAACAAGTATAGGGGATAGCCGAAAGGCTTCCCCTTTTCTATAAGGGGGTTTTTCAATGGCATCACAAAGAGTGCATGGCATAACAATAGATTTAGATGTTAATACAAGTGGTGTCGCACAGTCATTCTCTCAGATAAACAAATCGCTTAATTCGACCGCCAAAGAATTAAAGATCGTTGATAACTTATTAAAGAATGATGCAAACAATACTGTTCTGATGGCTCAGAAGCAGAGTTTGCTTACTGATGCGATTGAAAAAACAAGCGAAAAATTAAGACAGTTAAACAAGGCAAAAGAAGAAGCCGACAAGATCACCAACAAGACCGAAGAGCAACAGAAAGACTATCGTGCTTTGGAACGTGATATCGAAGCTACTACCAAAAGGCTTGATGACTATAAAAAGCAACAGGAAGACACGGCACAGAAAACCGAAGACCTTGCTAATGCAAACAAAGAAGTAGGAGAGTCATTCAAGGAAGCATCTGATGGTGCTTTAAATTTCGGTGACATCGTTAAAGCCAATGTAGTTGCCGACTTCATTGTTGACGGCATCAAAGCGATGGCATCCGCAGCAAAAGAGTTTGCCGGAGAACTGAACGAGTGGGCAGAAGGTTACAGAGAATTAGAAGTCTACGAAAGACAGTTTGAATCCAACCTTAAAAACACGGCTGATGCTAGTGATGAAGAGATAGCTTCTCTTAAAGCGTTGGCAAAGCAGAAGGAAAGGCAAGGTGTTATCTCATCCAAAGCCATTACTTCTGCTTACCAGGAATTGGCAACATATGTTGAGAGTTCCGAAGCGATCGAAGGTCTGACGGATTCTTTAGTCGATATGGCTGCACAACAGTACGGCATCGATGCGACAGAAGAATCGGTCAGAAACATTGCAACCACATTAGGCAAGGCTCTTGCTAATGGTGACTATTCCGGCTTGACTCGTTTAGGCTATGGCTTTGACGAAGCACAGCAAAAAATTATGGAATACGGCACAGAAGCAGAGAGAGTTGCCGTAATAAACGATGTTATCTCTTCCTCGATCGGTGGGATGAACGAAGCACTTGCAAGCACAGATGCAGGGCAATTGTTCCAGGTCGCATCCTACTTCGATGATGTGAAGGAAGCTGTTGGCGAAGTGGTGTCTGAGTTAGAGATAGGTTTTATTCAGACCATAATGCCGACCTTACAGCCTTTTATAGATGATGTTCTTAAATGGGTGATCGACAATAAGGACAACTTCATTGCGACCGCACAGGGAGTCGCAGAATGGCTCACAAGCGATTCTATGAAGGCATTCTATTCAGATGTCGGTCAGATGGTGCAAGATATCGGTCAGATCATGACAGACTTGGGAACGATCCTAGATGATTCAGGCATCTTGCCTGGCTTATGGGAAGGTTTCATCGTAATCATCCAAGGTGTCAGAGATATTATTCACGAAATCGCAGAAGATATCGCAAAGATAAAAAGCGGTGGTCTTGGTTCGTGGATGATGGGCAACTATAATTCCTACACATGGGATTCAGGTGGCTTCGGAAGCGGTGGCTTTGCGAGCGGTGGAATGATGGCAGGGAATGTAACTGTGAATAACAGCTTCTCGATCAATACAAGTTCGCTTATTACCGAGTCTACTGTCAGATCCTGGGCAGACATCATCACCGAACAGGTCAATGAGAATTTAGGGAGAATGGTATGATAAGACAATTCACCTTATACAATTCAAATAATGAAACATGGCGTCTCACAGATAAGGACATCAAATCCTTTTTGTGCGATCCGGCAGGATTAGGTCTTCAAAGGCAACTGAATGTCAGCCGTTATGGAAACATCCAAAGGATAAACGGAATCACAGAAAACTTTCCTGTCGCAAGTGGCGATATCCTTTTCTATGATGCCGAGAACGATGACAGATATGAAAGATACAATCAGTTCGTAAGGTTCATTTCGCATGAACCGTTGACATTAGTCTACACAGTACCGGGAGTGAACACTTTCTATCTCGACTGTGTAGTTTCTTCTATACAGAAAACCGAAACGAAACAGGATCATATATTAACTTGTCCTATTACCTTCCAAGGTCTCTCCCTATGGAAAGGCACAGAACAGACAATCACAGGCACAACAAACACCTACGAATTAACCAATCAAGGCGATTTCCCTTGCGGTTTTGAAATAACAATAGAGGGCAATTTAACGAACCCATACGTTCTTTTATCGCAAGATGAAGAATTATATGGCGAAGCGAAATTTGACGATACAACGGCTTTTAATTCGCTCTATTTGAATTCTAATGACGGAGAACAGAACGTAATCCTTCAGCAAGGCGGTTCAGTATTACCGAACCCGTTATCGTATCAAGATTTGTCTATCTCCAATGGCTCTATCTATGTTACGTTCGTTAAATTAGCCAGGGGCATTTCCGAACTAGAAATAGGGATGGAAAGCGGAAGCATCACTAGTGTTGAAATAAAGTATCAGCCGATATATAGGAGCGTGTAAATGTTACCGAGTGGATATATTCAAAGAGAATCCTGCATAACTGATGGATCACATTATATTGACACAGGGATCTATCCGTCATCCAATGTAAAGATTGAGATGATGTATTCACTTCGTGTATCAAGTGGTTCAACGAGACACTATATATTTGGAGCAAGGAACACCAATTCCAACACATCCGCAGGGCAGATAACAGTATGCCGAACATTTTCAAACGGATGCTATTTGGGTTACGGAGATCAAAACACTTTAATCAGTTCAACAAAAGGAAATGTTCAGATCATAACCGAAGATGTTATCGGTGAAGATGTGAACCTCTTAAAACTCGATAATAAAGAATGCACACTAGCTGAATCGATAGCGTTCAGCGATTATGATACATCTACTGTTGCTACATTCACAGGAAACAGAACTATGTATCTGTTTGGAATGAACAACGCAGGAGCGGTGGTGTATGCACCTGGGTATTGCGATGTTTATTATTGCAAGATTTGGGAAAATGGCACGTTGGTCAGAGACTATGTTCCTTGTACAGAAGAAAGCACAAACTACACAGGAATGTATGACCTTGTTGGTGGTGCGTTTCATGTTATCGATACCGGGAGCATGAACAACGGATATCGTGTTATCGATGCGACAACAGATGGAAACGGAAGAGTCGAAGGAGCAAATGGCAGATATACTCAAGGTGTCATCAGGGCGATTCCAAATGATGGATATGTATTTAAAAATTGGCAATTCAATGGAACTGTCATCTCCAACGAAAACACCATTGTTTTTGATGCTTATTATTTCAGCGATATCGGTGTTCCATCACAGGGGACATTTGATCCTGTCGCAACATTTATAAAGAAAACGGATGAGGATGCGGTTCTTGGATTTAAATTGGCGGTGTTTGGAAGTCTGCCTGCACAGTTTTCAGGAAGCAGAAAATATCTTTTAAAAGCCGTATGTAATGTACGAAGTGCATCCATTTCCAACGATGGAACACAGAAAGCAACTTCATCGTTTGTAATCGATGGAACGATCAACGCTGTCCAGGGCGATTATGTTTATGTCTACTCTCAGTTAGGGAAAAAGATCTATGTCGGTTTGGTAGAATCTGTGAAGGAGAACACTATCGTATGTGTTGAGATCAATGCGGTTTTTGATAAAGATGTTCTTTTGTCAGACAACACATCGAGAACGATCGAATATGGAACAGGAAACGGAACAGCAACCATAACTGTTCCTAAATCGATCATTTCATACGCTTTGCATTCGGTGTATCTTCCAACATTGAGAACTGTCTCCGATTCATCTACTTTGATGAATTCATACGAACCTGGTGAGAGGTTCTTACCGATAGAGATATTTTCATATCCTGTCATGTATTCATGGATGGCAGGGGATATATACGGAGACTATGACAAAACGGCTTTCCCTTTATGGAATTCCTTTGGTGTTGCGAATCTTTACACCAAGTTGACGGAACTGTTCAACGATTTCAACATCTATGTCGATAACAGAACAGAAATGAAAAGGGAGATCATTGATGGGCAAATGGTTACACATTTGCAGATATCATTTTTCCCACGATCGGCATTAACCAATACTTTGGTGATAGGCGATAATCTAGAAGAAATAAGCAATATTTCCATAACCGAGGAAAGTGGAAGTGCAACCTATTTGGTCATCTTCAATTCGACAGGCTCAACGATCAGAGCGAGATATCTCATTAACTCTGCTGGGCAGATAGAAAAGGAAAATGGTCAACAGTTAAGTGTCTACTCGATCAAGGTGGTCACATCAGATGACAATATCAACACTTTGGTGAGACAGAACCTTACTTCCGGCAAATATAATCACAAGATCACGTTTGATGTTTCACTAGGTTTGTTCAAGTTTGAAGATTTTGCTATCAACAAAAAAGTGAACTTCTACTATAAGGGTAAATTGTATGAAAGTGTAATAACAGCACTTAAATACGATATCCATGAGAACGAAGGACAAATCAAAAACATCAATGTGACCTTGGGCATGGTTAGAAATAACCTCACTTCCAAGCTGAACCTGGGCAAAGTAAAGAAAT